GAGCCTCGAGGACGCGTAGAGACGCTCCGGCTATCTTACCACTCCCACAAACAAACAAAATGGCTTCATCGTGAGATTTGAGCCCTCTCTGTTTAAATTTGATTGGCTCTTCGTCATATTGTTCAACGGAATCCTTTTTATCAATACCGTTGTTTTCGTCAAGAATTATTATTTTGTAATTTTTGCTGTGTGGTTTGAACAAGGTGGCGATATTCTTTCCTGCTTCGCCTAATCCTACTAAGATCATTTTAATCTCCTATTTTATGTGCATATAGTGTTGGTATTGTAATTATTTTCTCAGAGACAAAAACAAAAACTTTCATTGATGGAAGAGTTATCTCGTCTGGGTATGGAAATACTTCTAAGACGATTGCGATGTCTCCATTCTTATATCCAAACAGTGCTCTTCTGTCCCATGGACTTTTAGCGATTGTAATTAAGTCACCCACATTCATTTATTTCGCTCAACAATCTAATAAAATGTTCTGGGACTGGATGAACTTCTTCGCTGTGAATAAAGAATACTTCGCAGATTGGATAGGTTGTATCGATCACATTTGTTCTCTTTTTAGTTATGATTCCAATGTGACCTGTCGTGTAAGTTAACCAGTACCAATCTGGGAGCGATTCAACTACTATTACTAGGTCGCCTTCCTTCACTTATAACCTCAAATTCACTGTCCCACATTGGGATTTCTTCATCGTCGGGCATAAGCACCCAATATATAGTATATAGTGCTCCGAGTGTTTCAAATTTCACGATAATACCAATTGTCCCATCTTCGTATCCACTCGTTTCACAACCTGTTACCATGACTAGTTCGCCTACCATGAGAACTCTCTCATGTTTCCTAAGTTTTTACCTAGTGAGCAGTTTACTTTGAACTTTCCAAGTTTGGTGTCTCCGAACATTTCAACGAGTTCAGGAATCAGTCTTCGATCATCTTTGTGTAAGTCGATGACAACGCTATCATGAACAAAGAAAGCAACATGGGATCTCGTTGCCCTAAGAAAGTTAGAAATTTTGCAAAAGCGGTCAAGGGTGTTGTCCGAGGAAGTCGATTGCAATAGGTAGTTGAGCGCTTTGCGAACGGGAGCATTGATTGTTCTGCCGAAAGGGGTTTGAACCTTTTCTCCGTCATAATATCTTTCTCTAAGGCTTTCCCTATCGTAGAAATCTGATTGGATTGTGTTTGACTCTTCGTTATAGAGCCAAGCAAATAATTTTTCTTTAGCTTTTTCTCGGCTAAGATCTTGTTTAAAAATGTTTTTGATGTTCCACTCATGTATATCCTCCTCTGGTTGTTTGTGGTTTTGTAGGGCGAGCATTGTTCGAATCTCTGCTGCATTGAAGTCGAGTTCGAGAAATGCATCATTGTTTGGTCTCACATGTACCTTCAATTCCTTCTTAAGATTCATAATAGGAAAAGAATTTTTCTTTGTCGTCAATCGTCCAGTGACTGTTCCAAAAATGTCGTAATCAACATATGGAGTTGTCTCGCCGAACTGCTCATAAAGGTGTTTTGCTTTCATGCAATCAGCACCACTGACGTAGACTGCGAAAGAGTTGAGGTTCACTGGGTGTCGCTTCAACTCTTTGACTGCGGCTTGGGCTTTTTTCAGCAAGCCGTAGTGTTCAGGCTTCTCCACATTCTCAAACACCCACTTGGTTATCTCATTCTTCGTATCGAAGTAATGTTGAAGGTGTTTTTGTGGAACAAGATCGTAAAAGCATACATCCGATATATCAATTGATGATGCGTTAATCGCTTTGTAATGGCTTCTGAGCAGGTTGTTTGCTTCAGTCCACCGTTCGGTTAAGTGAGGTGGGCAAACCTCGCTGAGTGACTTACCAGCCACCAGCAAATGAGCATAATCGATGTCTCTACCATGAAGATGATCTGAGTAGCTCCATGTTTTCGATATGCCTTGTGGGATTCGTTCCCAAATGAACTGTCCATCGACGTACGTGCCGGCACAATCCATTTTATTATCTAAAAGTTGAAAAAACACTTGCAGGGTCCTCCGAAATGTGTTATAATAAGTTTGACGGTTAATATAAGATAACATATTCAGATGAGGTTGTCAAGTTATTTTTGAAACTTTTTTTTGTAGTAGGTTAGGGACCCTTCCTTGGTGTTGTATCTGCTTCGAAACTGAGATTCGATGAACTCTAAAGCTTTTTCTGGTGTGATATCAAACAATCTTACGGAGGTACTGTGTATTGATTTCATTTCAGAATGGGAAAACGGAAAAATTTCTTCCATATTTCTTATTTTAATATATAATAATAATATAATATTATAATCTATACTATCAATATTATTTCTTTTAGATATATTTGATTTAGTTTTATTATTACATACATATACTTCTTTTAAATTTGGTTTTAAATAAACAAATGAATTGAATGTATCCATAAGGTACTGTGACAATAAATCAAAATCAAAATTGTATGTTCTAAGGTATTGCTTTTCAAATACTGTACTGACGTTGTACAAATCATATCTTTCGCGAAATCGTGTTGTAGTTGGGTGAGCCAAGTCAGACACCAGCACGCTGGGATTTTGGAGATTGACGGAAAATCCAAATTGTTTGGCCATATTCATAAAAAATGCATAGTTTGGAGAGTCAAGAATTGTACTTTCTTTGATAGAATCATCTGCGAAACCAACAGGGGCTACCTGAAATGCTAAGCCTGTGTTAAAGATAGAGGACTGTCTAGACTTCATAAAGCCTGAAAGAGTTAATTTGTGACCAATGTCGTTCTCAAGAACATGCGCTTCAAACATCTTGAGAAAGTCATCGAAGGAATGGATTTTCTTTTCATTAGGAATCATTTTTTTCACCAAGAAAGAGTTCATGAATGAGGACATGAAATTGGAATATAAATTTATTGGGTCTTCCCAACCGCGAATAACGGTTAATTCTGATAGGTTTGCATCTTGCTGACTTATCAGGCTCAGGTTGAGTGCATTGCTATATCTTATATACATTTCCTTAAATTGATCTCCAACAAAGTTCATGATA